GTCTGAGAAGAACAAGGGGTGTGAGGGATTACATAGTGAGAAATATACGGCTGGCAATTATTCGCAAAGCCCAGTATGCAAAACTTGTGGTTTAACACTAAATGGTACAAATGACCACTCCAAATGTTCAGGAGAAGTCTACTACAAGGATATGCCAAGTAAGCATACTCATAATAATCATCCAACTATAAAGCCCCTCAAGCTCATGTCCTACCTGATAACTCTAGGCAGCCGTAAAGGTGATACTATCCTTGACCCTTACTGTGGCTCGGGAACAACTCTATTAGCAAGCTCCCTACTCGACCGTCACTGTATTGGTATTGATAACCACGAGCCTTATTGTGAAATTGCATCCAGACGTTGTGCTGCCGATGCCGTAGCCCGTATCCGAAGAGGAGAGTACTAAACCAGATGGAGAACCAGATGGAGAACCAGATGGAAGATGGAGGTTAACAATGACCAGTACTGGTAAAGATACACAGACGACCGTCCAGGGGGATTCCCCGGAAGGTATTCCAGCAATAAACTTGTCCCCAGCAGCAATGGTAGACAACATAGCCGACTGGCCGTTCAATCGGGTAGTAGATATGCTCAAGCGCAAAGAGAAGGAGGCTGGCAGCAACTACAGACCTGGTGAGAGCCACTTCTCCTATCGATATGGAATAAAGGGACTGGTTCCCACCATTGATGAGTTAGCAGCAAGATATGGCGCTTCTCGCGGTAGAGTGTTCCGGTGGCTCACGTATCATGGTATTGCCATCGCCCGTGAGGATGCCTTTATAGTTAAGCTCACTGGCATCTATTCTCAGGTCAGGAGGTCTGCTTTGGGGGACCGTGGGACGGATGTGCTGGACATCCTCAACAGCCGATTGCCCTACTCCCCCCGCAATATGAGTGATACTACGGGATCCATACCCCTTTATGAGCCTTGGGTAAAATCAGATTTCCAGGAGAAGGCTATGGTATGCGGCGTCCACGATTATTCCATAGCTCAGCTGTTCATTCTGCGCTCTATCTTGACTGCTGACTTTTATGGTCTTGACAGCATATTCCGGGAGTTCGAATCTGAGTCGGAACGATGGGATAAATGGATGCAGGCCCGGCTGGGGTTCGTCAGCAGTTTGGTGGAGGGAGACCCATTCAAAAAACCAACTACACCCTGTCGAAAATAGGTCAACTACACTATGTCGTAGTTGGGTTGTTTCTGACATGCCGTAGTTGGGAGAACTCTACTACACTATGTCGTAGTTGAGTCATTTTTAACATAGCGTAGTTGTGTAGACTCTACTACACCGTGTCGTAGTTGGTCTAACTACACCATGTCGTAGTTGACCTAACTACACCCTACTGTAGTTGAACTGTTTTTAACATAGCGTAGTTAGAGGCATTTTTTTCGGGTATTCGAGGCTAAAGTGACAAAATTCACGCCTATACGTGGTGTAGTTGAGCAATTTTTGAGGCTAAATTGACTGCTGGTCAAGGTCGATTACCCCCTACGCGCGCGTACGTTACTACGCGTTGAGAGAATGGAGGGGAGGGGTGGGGTGGTAATGCAGTTTTTCGCAGAAATCTTAGTAAAATGCCAAAAAGTTGGTAGATGACGAAAAAGGGCAGGGAGGAGAAAATACTAAAAATGCCACTACCGTCACCATCCACATTGTTGGGAATACCTAATTATAATTCGTGGTATGCTGGCCAAGAAAATGCTTTTTGTAAGATAATGGACTGGTATCACAGCCCGGATCGTTTCTTGGGAATGGCGGCCCCGACGGGTAGTGGTAAAAGCGTATTGGCACTATTAGCGGCCAGAATGTCGGGTGCTAGAACCGTTATTCTCACTGCTACCAAAGGACTACAAAACCAGTATGCCAAGGACGCAACTTTACTCGGTGGTGCTAACGTCGTCGGGCAGAACAATTTTCCCTGTACCCTAGTCCGTGGTCTCCAAGCCGACGAGGGACCCTGCCACGAGGGTATTCCCTGTCCTCTTAAACAGTCGGGTGGTTGCCCTTATCACCAGCAGCTCCAGAAAGCGTTATCTAGCGGTATCATAATTACCAACTATGCCTACTATCTTGCCCAGACCAACTTCTCTTCGGGTCTTGGGGACATAGGGCTACTGATATTAGACGAAAGCCATCAAGCATTCTCCGCTATGGAAAGTTATCTCACTATATTCCTGTCCCGACTTGACGTCGAACCGATGGGGATAATCTTCCCCGGTGCTGTAGACCAGTGGGCTGTATGGCAGTCGTGGGCTGGGTATTCCCTGCCTGTAGCCAGCGATTTTGTGTCCAGTATCGAGTCTGAAATGAAAGCTCTCCGTTCATTGGGACAGCAGGTGCCAGGCGCTATGTCCCGTTCGTACCGTTCTGCCAAGTCCGTCGTTGCCCGCCTTGAGAGATTATCCGATGTGGGTGAGGACTGGGTGATACAGCAAACCCGTCACGGCTTCAGATTCACTCCCAAGTGGATAGCAGAGTACTCTACATCTCTGTTCCAGTCCGTCTCCAAGGTGATGCTGATGTCGGCAATCCTATCTCCTAAAACAGCTGACTCGCTTGGCGTTCCTATTGCTCCCGACCGTAGATGGATTGAGGTCGGATCATACTTCCCATCCCAGAATACCCCTGTATGGCATATCCCTACTGCCCGTATCAGTTATCGCACCGACGATTATGGTTCCACGATATGGGCAGCCCGCATCGACCAGATAATATCCCGGCGACTGGATAGGAAAGGGATAATATTCACTGTGAGCTATGACCGCGCTAGACTGCTGATGAGCCGTTCCCGGTATTCTGGTATCATGGTTACTCACTCTACTGGAGATGTCATTTACATGGTCAACAAGTTTAAGAGTATGAAGCCTCCGGCGGTATTGGTAAGCCCGACTGTTACAACCGGGTGGGACTTTCCGGGAAACGGCAGTCCACAGTATATTATTATGGGTAAGATCCCGTATCCTGATACTAAAGAGCCGGTGATGGTGGCACGGAGAGGGGACGACAAGGACTGGACTAGTTTTCTGGCTATGGAGACTGCTGTCCAAGAGTCAGGAAGGTGTACTCGTGGGTCTGAAGATAAAACGGAGGTGCTGATATGCGACGATTCTTGGCGATGGTTCTGGCCTCAGTATAAGCATTTTGCCCCCCAGTGGTTTAGGGATAGGGTAAGGGGTAGTCTATCGTCTGTGCCAGACCCGTTGGTTTAGAAAGGAAGTAGTTTTATGGGAAATGGAATAGATGTCAGAGTAGTATGTAAATATCTCGACTTCAGGGGCAAACACAAGGAACTAGAGAGACAGGCTGTCAAGTTGCGTAAGCATTTGGCTGATATGGAAAGGGAGTTGGAGAGGGTGATATCAGGTGAGTCTGAAGCCTTGTCTCTTATCGACCCCGACTGCCTTATTACAGCGAAGTCAGTAAAGACCATCAACCAGTTGCTGTTGTCGGTTCGGGGATTGTGTCAACAGGACGGTGTAGTGATGCCTATGTCTTATATGGGTCTGGTATTAAAGGGTGGTAAGTTGCGAGTTAATGCTGTGTTTGCCAAGCCTTTATTTGTTGGCTGGGAGACTAAGATACCGTACTACAGCTACCAGTCTTGTTCTTTGTCCATAGAGACACCCGAACCACCGAGCGAGAACCATATCCCCCGCTATCAGGTAGTGGTTGACCAAGAGGTGAATGTGTCTTGCTGGGAGCAGAGGGACGGTGAGGTTAGGTTGTGGGGCGTAGGAGGGATGATGCTGAAGTTAGTATTGGAGGGAGATAATACCCAGTGACAGCGACTTTTATTACTGGTCATGTTATTGAGAAACTCAGGGAGTTGCCTGCTGACTCTGTGCATATGGCGGTGACAAGCCCACCATACTATGGTTTGCGAAAATATTCTGGGGAGCAGGAAGTAGTGTGGGGTGGTGACTTGGAGTGTGAGCATGAGTGGGTTACACATTACCAGTCGCCGAAGGGAGGGCGCAACCTCCCAAACAATATGCCAAACACTGGTGGTGACCGAACGCAGCAACTGGTAGACAGTCCCCGTTTTGGAGTTTTGAGTAATTACTGTTCTCTCTGTGGAGCATGGAAGGGAGATTATGGTGCCGAACCCAGCCCGGAGGTCTATGTTTCTCATTCCGTAGAGATACTCCGAGAAGTGCGCCGGGTTCTGCGCCCGGATGGAGTTGTTTTCTGGAATATCAAGGACTCATATGCTTCTGGTAAAGGAACCTGCTTCAATCCTGGAGGGGGGAACAATAGCCTCGAGGGACATGCTCGCCTGAAAGAACAAGGTGTTTATCCACTGGATAGAGGCAACAAGTCCGTACTCGAGGAGCAGGGACTGAAGCCCAAAGACCTCTGCCTCATCCCCCAACGACTTGCTATAGCACTATGTGATGACGGCTGGTGGGTGAGGTCTATCGTCTTGTGGAATAAACGGAATCCGATGCCATCCAGTATAAAAGGCTGGAGGTGGGAGAGGCACATGGTTCCCCAGTGCCCTAACTGTGAATCCTACTCGTCCTTCAAGGGTCGAGTATGTAAGGTGTGTGGCTGGACGAAGCCGAGCAACAGGGGGGAGACCAAGGCATGGAGAGCGGAGACTGGGCAACAGGAGCGTAGTGATGACGGCGGGTTCAAGTCCGATTCTTTTATGGTTGAGTGTCCTGGTTGTCCCAAATGTTCTCCCAATGATGGCTACGTCCTTCGCAAGGGCTCGTGGCGTCCTACTGAGTCCCATGAATATATATTGATGCTGGCAAAGTCTGCCAACTATTTTGGGGATGGGGAAGCGGTGAAGGAGCCTCATACAACGAAGAATTTGGAGTATGAGATGGCAAAGTCGTCTAAGGGGGGGCACAAGAAGAAGATGACCTGTAAGCCGAATGTGGACAAGTACTTAGAAGACACACACAGCTACAGTCCTGGTGGTCGTAATCTCCGTTCCGTCTGGGACGACGACGACCCCTTCATGTTCTGGCAGTTCCTCAACAAGCATCTTCCCGAAGACCAACTCGATGAACTGGTAGCACAGTACCAGGAATATGCCAGTCAACTCAAAGACGTTTGGACGTTCAGCACGGAACCTTACAAGGGGGGACATTACGCAGCATTTCCTCCCCGCTTGGCAGAAATCTGCATCAAATCTGGTACTTCCGAAAAAGGGGTATGCTCGAAATGTGGTTCTCCGTGGGTGCGAGTGCTGAAGAAGGGTTTTACTGCTCACGATGGAGATACGGCGACCGATTATGCTCAGGGGACGAACGCTAATCGTCTGGCACCACTTAGACAGGCTGCTAGACAGAGGGGTGGCGAATATGGCAGTACTGCTTCTCCCTATGCTACCAAGTATGTGGACGATGCCCTTGGCCCGACCCCGCAAGGTTGTCAGAGGAACAAAACCATCGAGGAGGAGCGAGTGCAGAGCCGTAGAGACGCTGTGCTATTGTTTCCTGGGGACGAGAGGGCACAGCAGGATTGCATGAACAGTGTCCATGATCACGGCGGATTGACGGCAAGCAGAACCATCGGGTGGAAGCCATCCTGCGTCTGCCTCGATACCGACATTCCAGTTCCTTCAACTGTCCTTGACCTATTCTCCGGTGTTGGCACTACTGCTATGGTCTGCGAGCGCTTGGGACACTGCAACTCCATCAACATCGACATCTCAGCCGACTACCACGACTTGGCGCGGGAGCGCCTTGCTAAGGACGAATCCAGACGCATTGAGCAGTTTATCAAGAAAGCCAAACAGACTGCTCGTGCCAATGCCAATACCAACTCCCGTGCTGATGACGGTAAAGGAGGTGTGCCAATGAAGAAGTAGTAATACAGATATAAAACGAATATACCCCTTGACAAATAGACAAACATTATGGTATTATTATCTTATACCTGTCCAGTAAGGGAAGTCCCCTAATCCGGGGGCTAAATATAACCCTTGGACAATCCAAGAAGGAGGAAAAAAGGAAAGATGGGAGAATCAATATCACTTAGACCAAGCGAGATGGTCGAAGGCGGTGCAGTACCCGTTGACCAGAATCTTACCATCAAGGAAGCCAGATTTTGCTTGTATGACTACAATGGCAAAGCTCCTATGACCACTGCTGGGCGTTTGAATCTGGTCAATGACGAGGGCGTGGAGTACACACAGTATTACTCCGTAGGCGACCCGGAGCGGTTTAAGCCGTCCGACGATGGCAAGAGGCTCGTTGCTGTAGGGGCAGCGCAGGCGGTAAGCAAGTCCAGCAACTTCTTCATTCTGGCGAACGAGGCGGTTAATGCCGGATTCCCGGAAAACAAGATCGGTGACGACATTACCGCGTTTGAGGGTCTCTATGCTTTCTGGATAGGCCTGCCCGAACCGAAGAGGTCAGGGCTGGTGAAAGCACCGGTGGTTGAAGGGCAGACCGTCCGTGAGAAGGTAGTGCTTGTGCCAAGCAAGATTCACAAACTGCCGTGGGAGAAGAAGGCGGCTGGGGCTAAAGCCACTGCCGGGAAGCCCCCAGTCGGGATGAAGGAAGAGGAAGAACCCGGAGATGTCACTGCTGACGCAGTGGAGTTCATCGGGAAGGTGGTTGCTGATGGTGGTGGTTCGGCTACTCGCCAAGAAGTGGCCGTCCGAGCATTCAAGGACTTAGCCAATGACCCGAACCGGGATGCTATCGCTGCTGCCATCTATGCCCCGATCACCCAAGCGGCTCTCATTGCTGATGGGTTCAAGGTGGAAGGTGAGACTATCAGTAAGCAATAGCTTGGTCACCAAGAGCACTCCCTGCTGAGATGTGCTCGCTCCGGTGCCGGGCGGGGGAGCAGGCGGAACCGGGGCACAATTTTACAACTGAATAGCGTTGAGGTGCTGGGTGTCGGAATAAGACGATAAGCGTGAGTACCCGAATCTTTGCCCCGCTACCGTCAGGTAGTCTAGTCGAGAGTGCCTATACTTTGAAGGTATGGGATGGTAAAGACCCCTGCTCATATCCATTCTTGGAGCCTGGAGGGGTTGTGACTTTAAGGGGAGCTTCCCAAGCTAGTAAAAGAGCGGTCTGGGCTTGGGATTAGACCAGAATGAAGCCATCAAAGGGTACAGTGCAGGGATGAAAGAGCCTTGTCCCAGTACCACCATATCTGTCCGTAGTCCGCTGTCCTAGGAGGGTTGAGTCCTCGTAGGCTATTCACTGCAATGGAGGTTGTACTGGAAGCTAGAGAGAGTGTGCGAGAATATCTTTACTACTTGTGTTCTGTGTATCCTCCAGTACGTAGACGAAAACACAAGAGAGTCAAGGTCTATCAGCTTCCCTTGTGGAGGTCAAAAATATACTCCAAGCTGGACTGTAAAGGGTAAATAAGGGTGCCGTAAATAATCGGCATGAAGGGACGGATGCTATGGACAGATAAAGCCGAAACCGGGAGATAGGTGGACAACGACGGTCTATCCAGCAATGGGATAAGACGTGAGCCACAATGCTCCCGGTCTACCGAGAAGGTACTGATGAGGCTGTCTGTTATCCTATAGCAGAAGGAGAACCACATGGATAGTGTAGGTCAGTTAGTGGGGAAGAGTAAGACGAAAGTGGTTGTTATGTATGTCGAAGCCCCAGGAGGCAGAATACATATCTACGGGTATCGACACCCCGCACCTAGTGTATATGGTCGTTACTCAGTGGATATAGATACAGAGACACAGTGTGAAGCCGTCAGAGCGTTCATGGAGGAACATAGTAGAGTAAACTGTTAGGAGGGGTAGAATGGGCGGTTCTTTAGGTAAGTGTAGAGTTTGTGGGGGAGATGCTGGAGTGGTATATCCATTGTTGCCGGGTAGTCCTGCTTTCTGTTCTGGGCATCATAATCAAGAGAGTGCTGGCCCTTTCGGTTGTGACTTCTCTGGTCCAGACGACTTTGACATTCCTTGGTGTGCCGAGGATATTCCGTTTACTTCCCCAAGAGTGCAAAAACTTGACCGTGATACTTTCATTTGGACTGACAAGGGGGAGACCAAGCATTCTCTTGCGGCTATAGACGACCAGTATCTGCAAAACATCATTAACTACCTAAAGCGGGGTGAAGGTCATACGATTGGAGGAGCACACCGAAGGAAGAGGGTTATCGACTTTCTGGTAATGGAGCAGACAATATGGGCGGCTGGACGAGACTCCTCAGTAGGAGAGGAGAAAGCATAGTGGAAATACTATTAACAGAGCAAATAGACCTTGAGCAAGTAGCCGGCCTGTGTGCCGTCGGTGTAAAGCGCAAGCCGCCAACCCCTCGTGACTTTTCCAAGTTCCATGTTACCAACTTGCTAGAGTCTGCCAGACTCATATCCAGGGGGGATGTCCGGTACCACGAATATGAGGGTCATCCCAAGGGTATCATGTCTCTCGGTCGCATTTGGGAGACCTCTATGGACTGCTATCTCATCGACTATGCTACCCAGAAGGGTGGGGTGTATATCCCGGATGTGGAGCAGGAACAGGATGGCATAATCGCTTCCCTTGATGGGATTATGATACTACCCGATTTGGGGGTGATGGTAGTGGAGACCAAGTTACGATTTACTCTCAGAGATGAGATACTGCTCAAGCATCTACAGCAAGTTCGGGCTTACTGTCACCTCGCGGGCACTGATTTGGTGTGCTATGTGTCCGGGCATTTGACCAGTGCTCCCCCGACTGCTCAGGCATTGTTAAGGATATTCAGACTTACTAAGCTCAGTATCAAGGAGACTTGGGAAGGGTTAGTGAATACGAAGGAGTATTTAACAAGTAGGGGGCTTGGGCCGAGTGTAGTTGCAAAGGAGGGGATGGAGTAGTGTTTAAGAAGGACTTATGGTGTGGTTATTGTGGTACGCAGGACTTTATTGAGCTACCTGATCTAAGGCATCCCGGCGACTCAAGGTACTCTGGATGGGAGTGTGTCGCTTGCCGTGCGACCTTCGAGGATAATCCCGGCTACTGGTATTTCACTACTTACTGGGGTGACAATGACGAATGTGACGAGGGGAAGTACAGCCTCAATACTGGGGAGACACTTGACGATGGCAAGCCGCCGAGAACTCCTGAAGGTGAGGAGCAGGCAAGAGAGTCGGTTGGTGACTTCTTGGTGGCAATGGATCTGCTTGCCAGTGAATGGTACAGTAGCAGGGATGATGGGGAAGTAAAAAGCAACAAGGAGGAAGAACTGAATGACAAGTCTAAGTAAGGTGGCCGTAACCTATACCCCGACCCAGATAGCCCAGCTCAAGGGGCTCGGTTTTTCGGATGCTCTGGTGGGAACTCCCAGGCGCTTGATAGCATCCGTAGAGGGTAGAGATAAGACAGGAAAGACCAATTTTGCTCTTACTGCTCCCCCACCGATAGTGTTTTTCAATATCGACATTGGCACTGAGGGAGTAGTAGGCAAATTCCAAGAAGCAGGCAAGCAGGTATTCGTCTATGATGTCCGTGTTCCCAAGGGGGCTTCACAGAACGTATATACTACCATGTGGTCTGATTTCAAGCACCGTATGGGAGTGGCATACACTCTCGGTACGGGGTCGGTAGTTGTCGATACCAGTTCCGAGGGGTTCGAGCTTGCCCGCCTTTCCCACTTCGGTAAACTCACTCAGGTTATGCCTCATCACTACACAGAAGTGAACTCAGAATGGCGGGAACTGATGCGACTGGCTTACGATTCTGCTATGAATACTATCTTTGTTCATAAGCAGAAGCCAAAGTATGTAAACAATGCCCGGACTAGCGAGTATGAACTGGCTGGGTTTGGGGAAATGGGGTATCTGAGCCAGATTAATCTGGTGACTTATTGCGAACCCAATATTGCTACAGGTAAGCCAGACTTCAGTGTCTATGTCAAGAACTGCCGACATAATCCTGATGTTAGTGGCCAGGTTCTCCGAGGGCCACTGTGTAACTTCGAGTTCCTTTTATCGCTCGTTCATTCTAAATAACAGGGGAGGTATCTACGATTGATATGTGGTCACAGTATACTAAGTTGCATCCTGCACGAGTTTTTGCACTGGTGTTTTGCGTTGGCGTGGTGCTTGGCGGTTCTCTTCCTGAACTGGGCAATCTGGCGAACTACTATATGTTCCATTCACGTCTTGCCATCCATTACTTCAACCAACCGTTTCTGGTACTTGGGGTTCTGGGTGTCATTGTCTGTGGTTTCGCACTATGTAGGCGATAATGTGTGGATAATACCGTTTTGGGAGATTAGATTATGAAGATGACTTACATTGGAGCCAGAGATTTACCAGAAGCATGGTTTCTTTGTCTTAAGGGCTGTATGGAGTCAGGCTACGAATATACCATAGACTGCGGCAGTCATCAAGGTTCAAAGCGTAAAGAATTTGATTCTGTTACTATATTGGTCAAGTATCCTGGCTCCAGACCACTTGTGCCGACTGTCCCCGAAGGTGTTCCATCACCGTCCAGTATGGAGTATGTGGAAAGTTATCTGCCTTATCTAATGACCAGTCATAAGGAGCCTAATGAGCAATATACCTACGGGGAAGATTTGGATAGCCAGTTACCCAAGTTGATTGAGATGTATAAACAGGATGGGTTTGGCACTGATCAGGCTTGTATGACAGTAGGTAGTAAGTCGTCTATACTGCTGAGTGACCCTCCATGTTTGAGGGTGATTGACACCAGAATACGATATGGCAAACTCTATTTCTATGTCTACTTCCGGTCGTGGGACTTATGGGGTGGTTTTCCATCGAACTTGGCTGCTATCCAGATAATCAAGGAATATGTGGCTGGTGAGGTCGGAGTAGAGGACGGAGAACTGGTAGCTTACAGTAAAGGTCTCCATTTATACCAGCACCATTGGGAGCTGGCGAGGGTGGTGCTTCGAGGATAATCCCGGCTACGGGTATTTCACTACTTACTTAGGAGGTGTTGGCAATGAAAGATAACCCATACGGCGACCATATACACTGGGTCAGCGAAGCCGAATATGAAAAGGCCGTCGGGCAGCTCCGGCTCCAACTAAGTGGCGTGTTCAAACCTTTCATGCTTTACGGCTTGGGTGTTTTTATTCCAGGTGCTGTCGATGAAGCCGTCAGACTGGCTGAGGACTTCAGCTTGAGAGTGCGTGGTGTTGATAAGCTACTGAGTTTGGAACAGGTGCGACAACGGAACAGTCGTGGAGGAGGGAGTGGGAGATAGTGTCTAACATAATTTTCGATTTCTGGGCTTGTCAGCGTCCTCTTACCCGCAAGTGGGGTTCAGGTCAGGTGTTCAACCGTATCAGCAAACAGTTCGGCAGGCCTAATGTGGCTTTTGGTAAAACTGACAATATCCCCGATAGTGTCTTCTATGTGGATCACTCTAATGGATTCGAGTGGTCTTGCCTGCCGTTTGAGAACGACACTTTTGAGTTCGGTTACTGGGACCCGCTCTATGACAAGTTATATAAAAAAGAGGGGCAGGAGATATGGAGGACGTGCCGTAGACTAGCTATCCTCCACACTCACATCTGGCCGAGAGCCTGGCTTGTGGGAGCTGAGAGGCAGGCTATGGTGGCAATTACTATGGGGCCGATGAAGCAGATACGGTGTCTGCAAGTGTTTGGGAAGAGTAGGAGTAGAGATAAGTGACTAGATTACGGAGTAGCCGAGACGTTCATCGTAGTCATGGTTGGAAGCACTGTAGGTGGAAGGTATGAGCATATGTGACGTGTTCCTCTATTACGAGGAAGCTAGGGAGCTGGGCTATAGCTTGCATCACTGTGGCAACGACGGCTCTGGTGGCGTCTCCTATGTCTCTTATGTGAAGAACGGACTATTCTTGGATATCTGGAGGAACGAGGCCGGGGGATTGCTGGCTAAATTGTCGTTTGTTTTTCCACCAGCAATCACTTCTATACGGTTCAGTCTCCCGAACAAGAACTTTGCTGTCTTCGAGGATAGGATGATGCGGGCGAAGAGGATCGTCGAGGCAGAGGGGTTATGAGTTAACCAGTACTGGTCTTGGCGACAAAAAACTAAAACGTACTTGACAATCTCTGCTGTATAGTGTATCATAATACCAAAACGAACAGGAGGTATTATGATGAACCAGCGAGCAGTGACGGCAGAGTGTTCGGATTATCCTATACCGGATACCAGTAATCATATAGAGAGAAACGAACAGGTGGCAATTAACATTGGGGAGTGGATATCATCGAAGCCATCTGGCAGGAAGTGTGGAATGTCCATACACTTACAGAACGAATCGAGAAGACATGAGCAGATGATTGTGGGAGTACTCTGTGGTTGCTGGAGTTGCAAAGTGTGTGGCCCATATCTCCAAGATAAGTGGTTACGCCACTTGTCTGAGAAGCTGGACATAGAAGACACCATATATGCTTTGCAAATACCGATTAGTCGGTGGGAGACGTACAGGATGAGGATAGTTAGGGCTGGTGGAGAGTATGCCAGAATCGAGTTAGAGAGTGGAGTACTGGTAGTGTTCACAAATGCTCCTGTAGGTAAACCCATAGAGGGCGACTTGTCAGCTGTCCTCAAGCTGGCTATTAGTTCCGTCACCTTCTCGCATAAACCGATATCTACTTCCCGTGGATGGAAGTTATCAGGTGATGGTAGGGGCTCTTTTACTGGGAGAGGATGGAAGCGTATAGGTCAACTATCTGCAACGGTAGAAGAGGCAGAGAAAGTAGTACGGAGTATGGGAGTAAGTGTCCACACATTCTGCCATATTGGCAAGTATGGATTCTACATTCATCTTCCTTACGAATGGGATGACGATAAAATTAGAGAGTTTGCTTGCACTCTGGGCAGATTAATCCCTGTAGAGGAGGCGAGTCCTGACTATTTTCTGCACCAACCAACGAAATGATCAAGACCTGGTAAAAGCACTCGGGTCTATGGCAGTGTCTATTCCTCTACCCCACGCGGATATCTTGTTTTTCGGAGTAAATGATGCCAGGGAACCCATTCGCATCGGAATTGAGAGAAAAAAACTTGGCGATATGGTTAATTCTATCCTCGGTGGTCGCTATCTCCATCAAGTTCAGGCAGCAAAGGAGATGGGGGTAGACGTCCTTGTTCTGGTAGTCGAGGTGGAGAGAATGCGTCCCAGTCCGGAGGATGGCTTGATAGAAGTCCCGGTATGGCGTTCTGTGATGGTTCCCGGTTCTCTTAAACCGAAGACGAAGCAGGTATGGGAACCACTCAAACCATCTATCTCCTACAGCAGGTTCGACCAGTATCTTACTGAGCTGGACTACTTGGCTGGCATAATTGTGAAACGGTCTGTGGATGTGCGAGAAACTGCTGCCATCGTGAAGGCGTTGTGGCTGAACTTCCAAACTCCACCAAGCAAGCACCAATCTCTACACTCTATCTATACTGCTCCCTCGGATAAGGTATTGCTTCGTAAGCCTGGTCTGGTACAGCGAGTTGCCAAAGAAATTGACGGGATAGGATGGGAGAGGTCTGCCGATGTTGCTCGTAAGTTCCCGACTGTGAAGTCAATGGTGGATGCGGACGCGAAGGACTGGCTGGAAATTGATGGGATAGGGAAGATTACGGCTCAGAAGGCAGTATCCAGCTTGAATGGGGGCATACCCGATGCCAGATGACATCAATGTCTGTTGTCCTCATCTGTATCTGCTGGGCTGCGCTAACACGGGTGAACACCAACACATAACCTGTGACAGCAAAAGTGGCTTTGACGGCAATCCTATAATCGATAATGAGTGGGTCAAAGTCCACTGTTTGGGTGAGTCCTTCGCCTCCTGTCCCTATTTCCCCAGAAGTGGGTAAAAATATTTCCACTTTTTTCGTTTACCCCCTTGACAAGTAGTCAAAGATGTGGTAATATTGTATGGTAGTATGGGAATAAGTAGGAAAAGTAAGTTATGCAAGACACAGGAATGATACTGAAACTGAGAGAGGCAGCTGAGCTACTCCGCATCAATCCAGAAAGCCTCCGCCGTCTATCTGAGTCGGGCAAGGTTAATGGGGCTTTTAAGATTGGTAAGCTGTGGCGGTATCACAGGCCGGAGTTGATTGGAAAGGCGGAGCCGAAATGAAAACGGTAGAACAGGTAAAGGACTATCGCAGGCACATCATCCGGTATGTGGAGAGGAAGTGCCAGAAGCACCGACTCACTACTACTGTACTGTGTCTTTACAATACCACCGATGATGATATAGTCTACTGGGACAGATGCTTCAAATCCTGTAAGCGGGGGCGACGGTTTGGTGATGTAGAGTTCGAGTTGGGAGAGAAGCAGCAATGAGTTACAGAGAACGTGACAGCAATCCTTTCATCCGATATGTCCCCAGAGAAGAAGAGGCATGGACGTGGCTTGTCTCCGACCCTCATTTTGACCATGAGAACATCATCCGGTATTGCGACCGTCCATTCGAGACCGTAGCAGAGATGAACGATTGCATTCTCAGTAACTGGAATAATAACATCAAACCAGACGACCTCGTTTTCTTTCTTGGTGATATGGCATTCGGTAGGGGTTCACGGAAGCCAAGATGGTGGCTCGGTGAGCTGAATGGCCGTAAAGTCTATCTCAAGGGGAGCCATGACAATGGTATTCGCTCAGCTTCTGCTGGCTTGGGTGATAATGTCTTGTGTGTTGCCGATGTGGCTATACTGGTCACGGATGTCTGCTCATACATGCTGGTACACGACCCGTCTAATGTTCCAGACTGGTGGAGGGGATGGGTTGTTCATGGACATGTCCATGACAACAGACCATATATGGATACTAAGACGTGGTACAGGCGTAGATACGTGAATGTGAGTGTTGAGGTGACTGGGTATAAACCGATTACTGTCAAACAGTTGGTGGCTGATACGATTAATGGAGAAATAGAAAACAGTGAACCTCTGGAGGTGAAGAAATGAAAGAGCATAAATACAGAGCGAGAAGTTTTAAGGGAGAATGGTTTTACTTTGAATTATTTGAAGTAACAAATCATTTTCCCGACAGTGATACATTCTATGTGGGGGGAGTGGCTCTTGATAAGGGTACAGTAAGTCAGTGTACGGGACTCCAAGATAGAAACGGCAGGGATGCTTATCATAAAGATATTGTGTGTAGAATGGATACTCTCTACACGATAGAATGGCATGATAATTTAGCGGGTTGGTACTTGAAATCCTTAACCGGCGGCTGCTGGCATGGTATAACTAAAAGCGATATGGCTCTTATGTGTGCAGTTGTTGGTGGCATCAAAGAGAGTCCTGAGCTTTTGGAGGCTGATGATGAGCACAAGCGGTGATAAGGTCGTGATAGTCATCAAGTCGATTGTGGTGCTGATAGTATTACTGATAGTCGAGGCGCTGTGGATTTGGATATTTGGAATGGAGATATGATGAAATGAAAGAACTAAATGGTGATACTAAGTTTTTTGTGGATGTGCAGCATGGGTCTCATTATCATGTGGCTGGGTGCCACGTACTCTCTTGGTGGCCACCCACATGCTACGTAGAACTCCCCTATTCTGAGATAAGAGAGTTGAGGAACAAGAGGAACGGTGGTGCGTTTGTTGCTCACGGTTGCGTGGTTGATGCGGTGGTACTCCACTCTATGGATACTGGCACCGTTCCCTGTCGTATATGTGGTATCCAGATACCCACGACGAGCACAAAGCTCTGTAACCGTTGCTGGGAACTGGAGACCCGTATCAAGGACGATCCCGAGTTGGCTGCAGGGATACTCAGCAGGATTGGGAAACTGAGGATTGTTTATCGTGGCTGGCCAGGGCATTTCATAATGGGCAATCGGTGTGTCTTCCACTTGAATACCTTGATTGAGTATATGGGTATCCGAATAGTAGTCAGTACGGTCGGTAATCTCCAATCCAATCCCTTGAAGTCGAGGAAACCAGAGGAGGTCGGTGCTGGTCGGTATTATGAGACTATGGCCTTCCATGCCCGATTTGATGACGGGTACTGGGACACAGACACAGATACCAGTAAGATGATATCATTACAGGGCAAGACTGCTGTCACCAAGATGACCTGGGAGAGTGATGCTGAGGCACAAGAGATGCACGAGGTTGCTGTTCAGGAGACCGTCAGGGGAGTGCGGGAAGGGAGGATCAGGAATGAATAGAGATAAGCATCTGCGTTGGGAAGATGATAATAGGTTAAGTGGATTAGGGGCATTCGTTTTCTGGGTTATTTCGTCAGGACTAGTACTTGCTCCGTTTGTTATTCTTTATTTCCAAACTAGACAGGACTGAGGTACAGGTTCAGGAGATAGCCGACAGAGTCAGGAAAGGGGAGTTGAAATGAAGTTTACATCCGGAAGAATAGCGAGTACTGTGGTACTTCTGGTGTCAGTGGGCTGTGTCTGCGGCGATATAATACTTGCCCAATGGTTGTTCTCATATTTGCCCGATTTGTCTTGGCTGTTCGGGACTAAACTCGGTATAAGTGTTCTCGTTGTTGTAATGATGTCCGGGATAGTTACGTATGCTGTATCTTCACACAGGGAATCAGTAAGGTTTGAGAGGTAAGGATGCCCCACGACCGCTACTACCGACAACCTAAGCCATTGCCAGACCCGTCTACTCTACCATTCCCTGGCAATCTTATCCGGCTGTGTACTGACTGCGAGTTGCATAAGGGTTGCAAAGCACCTGTTCCAGGTCGTGGTCCAACTGCCGCTTATGTGATGTTTGTTGGAGAGGCCCCGGGCCAAGACGAAGATTTATGGGGTTATGAACCCTTTGTCGGACGTGCTGGGCAACAACTCAACTCTCTGCTGTTACAGATAGGGCTGTCCAGAGAGACAGCCTATCTCACGAATACTATCCACTGTCATCCTCCCCATAATAGAGACCCCAAACCATCTGAGGTCAAAGCCTGCTCCCACTGGCTCGACTTAGAAATAGAACTGGTTAATCCCCATATCATAGTGGCAATGGGTGCTCCCGCTATCCGGCGCTTCCTTGGTGACACTGCTGGCACTGTCGAGCATCTTCATGGCAAACCCGTAGCCGTGCAGGTTGGGTCAGCCGTCCGTGTAGTTCTTCCCTGTTATCATCCTGCTGCCGGGCTTCGTGTTACTGCTCATCTGCGCCACCTCTATGATGACTTTCAAGTGTTACGAGGATTGGCGGGTGGTAGGGACTTGGCAGATTACAGGGTGGTGGATGAGTACCCAGAACCAGACTATCGGGTGGTAGATACCCCAGAACTATTGGCTGAAATGGCTGACGATATTATGGATTCCGGACAGTTTGCCATTGACACCGAGACGTGGAAGCGAGGTGTGGAACTATGGAGTACTCAAATCAGTGCCAGGCCGGGGACATCATGGTTTACTCCTGTGAGGGTTGGATACGGCAGGGATAGAGTAGACCTGACCAAGTTTGGTGCTCATGTCATCGTCCACAACTATCTGTTTGATGTTCAGTGGTTGGTAATCACCGATGGCAGGTTCACGGACTCAATGGTGCAGGCCTACCTTCTTGGATTGCCGCAGGGCTTAAAAGAACTCGCATCCCGTCTTTGCGGAATGGCCATGATAACCTACTCCGAGATGGTTCGTCCTGGGCAGCGGAAACTATCAGTAGACTATCTCACAGAGGCCATATCCCGTGACTGGCCGGACCCGCCAGAAGTCGAGGAAGTCAAGTGGGACAACAAGGCGGGCAAGATAGTAACTAAGATAAAGCATCCGTGGCATATCACTCGCAAGATGAAGAAGATACTGGCGGACTCGGTAGATAACCTGGACATAGACCCTTATGACCGATGGAGACACGTAGACCAGCAGGAGAGGGTGGAGGTGGAGAAGGCTCTTGGTATAATGCCGGAATCCTCGCTTGCAGACATTAAGTTCGAGGACGCCGTGCAATACGCATGTAGAGATTCGGATGCCACCATCCGTGTTAAGCTCAAGATGGACGGACTAATCCGCGAGGCGGGACTGGGGCTCGTGCTTAACTCCATAGACCTAGCTTGTCTCCCAGAAGTATACGATATGATGCAGAACGGCATGACCGTGGACATACCTTACCTCAAGGAATTATCCAAGCACTACGCCGAGGGCATGGACAGGGCTGCCTTTCTTGCTGCTGCTAAAGTCGGACATCCGTTCAATCCCAGTTCCAGCAAGCAGGTGGCCACGGTCATATATGAGGAGCTCGGATTCAAACCCACCAAGCGAACTGCTACTGGACTTATAAGCACCGATGACCGGGAACTCAAGAAGGTATCCCATCCGGTGGTCAGCGATATTCTGGAATATCGACGGCTGAACAAGAATAAGGGGACGTTTGCCGATTCGCTGGTGAATAACGCCGTCCCCCACGAGGTAGATGGACAGACAGTATATCGTGTTCACACTACTCTCAAAGTAACGAGGACGGAGACTGGTAGATTGTCTAGTTCAGAACCTGTCAATCTCCAGACGATGCCCGTCAGATCTGAGGAGGGCAGAAAAATAAGGGGTGGGTTCTCGTTTACTCCCGGATATAAAGGGTTAGCTGGCGACTTCATCCAACAGGAAATGAAACTGCAGGCCCATGAGGCTCAGTGCAGGAGTATGATAGACGTGTTTCTAAGGGGTGACGATCTTCATACCGATACTGCTGCCCAGATATTCGGTGTCCCTATAGATGTGGCCGAGAAGATACAGTACCGTTACCCCGCGAAGTCAACGAACTTCGGGATTATTTATCTCATCAGTGCTAAGGGATTGTATGAGAAGATCCATGAGGATGCTGCCGACATTATTGTGGACGGTAAGCCACTGGATGTCTCGGAGTGGACGCTGGATTCCTGTGAGCGACTTATCAGTGATTGGTATAGGCTCCGCCCAGAGGTCAGGGACTACCAGATGGAGCGTATTGCATTTGCCCGTCGCCACGGGTATGTTGTTGATATATTTGGCAGGAAACGGTATACCCCGGAGGTGACTTGTCCTATTCGTGATATTCGGGAGGCTGGTGAGAGGCAAGTGGTGAACTTTGCTATCCAGGCCGGCAGTCAGGGCATCACCAAACTGGCTATGGCTTCGGCGTGGAAGAGCAGGAATAGGCTTTACTCCCCCGAAGATGTACGGTTTCTCATGCAAATCCATGATGAACTTATGCTAGAGATTAAGGGCGATGAGGAGTTTGTGTTAGAGATTGCCAAGTGGTTGAAAGGGATTATGGATAATGTTGTGATGCTGAGTATACCGATGATTTCGGATGTGAAGGTGGGGTATAGGTGGAATTCTATGGAGAAGCTGGAACTGTGAGCATAAGCGATCACTTTGTCTGGACTATGGTGTCTCCTGGCGAGGTACCCCAGTGGATCAAGAAGCGGTTACACAGAGGGGAACCTGGAGATTGTCGTAGATTGCATGGACGGCATTTTAATTATTTAGTGACTTGCTGGTGTGAGCAGGGACATGTTAATTATCATTGGATTATACGGAGACGTACTAGACGTGCTGTTCTCAACTGCTTTCTGCTCTTTGTGGCTGTTCCAGTGACGCTTCTGCTTTCCACTTGCTGGTTCATCAAATGGTGGGAGGTAGCAGGATGATTATCCAGACAACCGTAGTCCACTGCAAACAATCCCCCTACGACATCCTCATAGACCGAACCACCATATTCGGCAATCCGTTCCCGGAATGGAAATGGGGTCGCGAGGGCTGTATCCAGAAGCACCGAACTTACTTTTATGCTAGACTGGAGAGGGACCCAGAGTTCAAGGCGAAGGTGCTGGAACTGGAAGGCAAGGTGTTGGGGTGCTGGTGTAAACCGTTGCTCTGTCATGGGGACACGATTGCAGAATTTCTTAGTGCGTATGGGTGGTTGCAAGACATATGGGAGGAGAGTATGAGGGGAATAGAACCAGAATAAGCATCTCAGGAGGTTTATCCCTATGTGGTACATCTGCCCTTTATGTGATGCCGAATGGGAAGAGGAGGCAGTAGACGGATACCCTATCATTTGTGCCAGATGCTACTACAAACTGGATAAAGAAGAATTAAGTGATTATGAAAGGAGTTGCCAAGATGACCGAAAACGCCAATGCTACCCCCGCCTCATTACCGGACGTCGTCTCCAGTCTCTACCAAGTCCGGCAACAGAAGTCAGCACTAGAAAAGACTGAAAAGGTACTGTTAGAGCAGCTGAAGACGGCAACCGACCCCCAATTCGACAAGCTGGTATCCGAGGATGCCGGGAGCAAAGTGCCTCTTATCGTCGACCAGTTCTCGGTATTCCGTACCGCTGGTACATCCCGAACTATCAGCGGTGACTTGCTGCTGGAACGAGGTGTTGCCCCGGATATAATAAATTACGCTACCAAGACCACCATCTATTTCCGGTACCAAGTAAAAGAGACGGGAGGGAAGTAAAATGACACAGACTGGGAAACCTGTCATCTCTGCTAAAACGAATAAGACGAAACTGTATGTCCGTTTATCTCCTACTGTCTTGTTCCCTGCTCCTTCCTGTTACGGGCAACACAAGCGGATGGAGGGCTCGGAGAAGTGTTGGCTGTGTGCTGTAGGGAAGCGGTGTAGGAGTGGCCAATCTACGGAAGAGCGGTAGCGCGCCTCTTGACAAGTTCTTATTGGTGTTGCGACACCGAAAAATGTAAAATAGCCCAACTGGTGGACAACCATATTGGGCTATTTTACATTTTTCCCCGTCTGCCAGGTAGATACGGGACTTGACAAATAGCCAGTTATATGATATGTTCAAGTTAATGGTAGCACATAAGTTCTATTCCAAGCTGTTTGTGTTATTGTCGGTTCTGGCGCTAATGTTAATGCTATCACCAGTGCTGGCATCCTGCTCTTCGTCTGATGTCGCTGGCACTACTGCCGATGCCGAGTCCGGGCAACTAACCCTGCGTGAGCTTGTAGAATCTATTGACGCCAGAACGGAAGCCATCGAAGGATACATAGCTACCCAAACCGCTGGCCAGATTAACCAAATGGTGGCAGGCAAGGATACAGAAACAGAGCTGGCCGCTATTAAGACAGAACTGGCTGGCATTAAAAGGCAGCTACAGGACATTAGTGGGAGGATAAAGTAATATGGTAATGCGTTTACCCAAGTCGGCACTGGAGGAGGATGTCAAGAATGCCATCCAGAAACAGGAGACTGGCAAATCAGGCAAATATAGAAGTAGAGGGCGGAAGCCCAAGAGGACGACCAGTCCATACGCTGTCGCAAGATTCAGCCAGATAACATATTAATCCAAGTTCCAGTAGGCGGTCAGCCGAGGGAGGAAACATGGTCAGATGATTAAAGGTCTAATAGGTGTAGCAATAGGGCTCGTCAGCTACATCGTGGTAGCGCAGCTGGTGAGTGCCTTAGTCACTGGCACGAACACAGGAGACGTCATTATTCAGAATATTCTCGGGTTGGCAGTAGCCATCGGCGTAGTCCTTTTCGCTTTTACGACCTTCTTGAAGGCGTAATGCCATGAACACCACCCGGCCAGGAATATTACTGGAGTCGGTATATAATTGTGATTAGGCGGTCAGCCAGAGGAGACAAATAGACAAATGATTAAAGGTTTGATAGGTGTAGCCATTGGACTGGTAACTTATATTGTCGTTTCGCAACTTGTCACTGCTCTAGTGACAGGGACAGCGACCGGTGACGTGATCATTCAGAACATTCTTGGACTTGCCGTCGCAATCGGCGTTGTGATCTTTGCATTTACGACCTTCTTGAAGGCGTAATACGGAGGTCGCCGGTACCAGGGACAATAGAATAAGTACGTCCAATCAAAGAGAGCAGGGGGAGATCTGACAACAGGTTTCTCCCTGCTCTCTTTTTGTCATCGTATTCGTGCCTGTAAATCTTTTTTCAACTTTTTTTTCAAAATACCCCTTTGACCCCTTGACAAACCCTTGAATGTGTGCTATGATGAGGGTATCAGGATTAAGAAGGGATAAAAGAAAATGAAAAAACTAACAATCAAACAGCAATTAACAAGATTACCCAAACTCGGTCACGGATGGTATGATGAGGTGCTTCACAACGGAAATCACAATTTGGCAGTTGAAGAAGCTGAACACATTGATTCGCATCATATAGTTATATTTAGTGAGGGCGACGGGACGTACAGGATATGGCATAGTGAAGTCTCTAGCAACGATCCACACGATAGGAATGGAAATATAGCCAGATGGTATGACTATGCTATTCTTCAAGACAAGAGTTAGCCCCATACTGTGAGCGGTAGTTAATCCATCCGCACCGTGCCGGGGATACACACACTATACCGGCACTAGCGGGGAGATTAGCACCTTAACAACTCAATAGTGGACGGGTAGGAAAGGAGCAAAGTTTATGGCATATAGGAAAAAGACATTACGTCAAATGTCCCCGACAGCTCGGAAGGTTGCCCGGTTGACTGGTGAATTAGAGAGCATCGCTAGACGACTTAAAAACCTGACACCAGATTTACAGCGATTAGATTTAGATAGTGCATCACTATCTCATGCTAATTCTGGTTTAACCCTATCCGATGCGGATGCGTGGGGCTTACAATCTGCACTATTGCATGGGCTACAAGATGGATACCTTAAGGAGAACCAAGAATGGGCTGAAGCAATAATAAAGCGGATTGATAGGTTCAGGGAAAAGTAGCAATAATATAAATACAATTACCCGTCTACTATTGAGCGGTTAAGCAAATAAATGGAGGTAAAAAGGAAATGGGAAAATCAGTTACATGTAACTATGAGGTACAAGTTCACAACCTACTCACTGATAGGCTACATTTAATTGGAGCTATGAACTTTAAGGAAGCCAAGGACAAGCTACTGGCTGAGGCGCAACGCATAGGCGCTGTTACAGGCTATATCTGGGCACAAACAAAGATAGCTGAGAAGATAATTAACCGCAATGGTGCTGACTACTTAAAGGTAACAATTACAGTCAATACACCTGAGCGCACGGTGTACACTATAGCAGGCGTAAACATACTTACCAGTTAATCAGTTGACGCTGGGCACTACTGCCAGAGTGTCCAGGTGAGCAGGTCAGCTCAAATAATAGTGAGGTAGGAAAATGATAGCACCGCGGGAGTTGATAAAAGAAATCGGAGACTCAAAGATAGCTGGTAGAATATACCAAGAAGCGTGTCAGCTATATCTCAAAGGATATTCTTTACCAGAAGCGATAGAGAAGGCAAAACAGAATCCAAAACATTGGTCAGTAAATAAAATAATGGAGGTAAGGGAAAATGACTAGGGAACTAACAAAGGAAGAATTAACCAAACTGGAGGATGCAGGATATTCCTGTGGTGATGGTGAGAAGTTTGACGACCTTTGCAAGGGATTGGGGATGACTAAGGTTGGTTTTGTCTGCCCCAAATTTGAATCAGCAGCCAGGGAAATGACCAAGTATCAAAGATATGATAGTGAAACTGAAGAATGGGTAGATTTCCCTGAATTTGTAAAGTTTAATCAACCGACATGGCTAAAAACACCAGAGCACTTCTCGGCATGGGTTATTAAGAATACATCTGAAGGCAGACGGCTATCCTGTGAATTAATGCGAGAGGTAAGGTAAACCGGTCAAATAAATAATATGGAGGTAAGGAAATGAAAACTGAAACTAAAAAGATACTGACAAGGGAAGAGGCGTTTAAACAGCATGAAGAAGCCTTAACCCACATATCTTGGTGCTACAATTCAGCCATAGAGCACGCACAAGCAACATTGAAAAAGCATCTCCAAGATATCCGTGCTAACGCCAACAGCTATTCTATTGAGCGGTTAAGCAAATAAATAAGGAAAGGAGACAGAAAGAAAATGAGTTACGGTATCGGTAGAGTCCCGGTGGATGTAGACCCGAACACCGAACTAATGGCAGAGCTAGAGGCAGAGAGGCTGCAACCCCGTTCCAAGCCGACCAAACGATGCGGTCACTGCGGACGGCAAACAAATGAGCTAATGACATCGGCACATGGCAGCGTCTGCCCCAATTGCTATGATGAATGTAGTGATTAAATAATCCATAAAGAATAGGAGGACAAGAAAAAATGAGTACATGTGGGGCTATATTCGAGGATAAACAGGGGCGATTGTGCGCCTGTGAAATTGAGACACCATCACCATCACGCCAGGAGCAGAGCCAACTAATGACAATGGTTGCTCCTTTCCCTGTACGGCACTCTGGCAAACATAAAGGCGTGCCAATCTGCCCTTATATCCCAGAGGATTAAACTAATAAATGGAGGTATGAACAATAATGAAACCATCAAGGCGTAAAACGCTAAACCTCAAAGTTAATGCCTGCTATTATTGTGGTCATGCTGACAGAAGAGCATTAAGACAAGGTAGACCTTATTGTACTGCCGACAATGCAGGTATTCGTAATGGACGTTGTGCTGAATTTATGAAACGCTAAATAAAATAAATACAATTACCCGTCCACTATTGAGCGGTTAAGCATATAAATGGAGGTAAAAAGGAATATGAAAACGATAGTAACAAAAGCGGATAGGGAATCCCTTCAGAATCAATTCCGTAAATATGAAGTAACTGCAACCTCCCTTGAGGACTTCATGGACAGGTATATGAAGGACAGCCGATACAAAGGGCGCAACGATGCCCTGTGGGGATATGACTATTCTGAACATGTATTGGCTAGTTCTAAGGAATACCTGGACTTGTATGGCGTGTGCATAATCTCACATTTTGATTCAAGGACAGGTGAAATAGTCTCCTATTATCAACCTAAATAGTTAATATGGTAAATAAATGGAGGTATGAATATGGATAGGGATGAGAAAGCAATACAAGAAGCCAGGAATAAATATTTCGATGAGCTGGAAACGGCTCACACAGTACGAAATATAGCTTTAGCAAATGCAGAAGATGATTACAACGTAACCCGTGCTAAAGCATGGGAAAGGCGCAACCTGGCTATAACTAAAGCAGGTGGGAAGCCAACCCCCACTACCTGCTAGAGCCACTGAGATGACCGTAGGAGGCTATTACCATGAGAATAGGTAGCAAACCACCAATCAAACAAATAGAGTACCCACATCGGGTAATACAGGGTAGATTACCGGGCAACTCAACAATCCTGGTGAGACATACTCAGAAAGTAGGGAACCATGCACATAACAGTTAGAAAAATACAGAAAACAGAACATCGGGTTAATTGTGATGATTGCTATGATTATGAAGAAGCCACATACGAAGTGGAAATAAAGCTAGTCATACGGACTGTGGTAATTTGGCTGTGCGATAACCACTTAATGGCGTTTTCAGCACAAGCGGGTGTATTATCAAGTGTACTGGAAGGAGGAAAATAATGGGAAAAGAATTAATCAAGGTCGTAGATGTAACTAATAGTACTGGGCATAGGCTCGTAGAACAAACAGCCCGGAATGTACTCAGGGAGGTATTTGGTGAGGAAATTTCTTTGACTATATCGGGATGGCAAGGAGTTAAATTCACAGCCGTATATGGCGATACTTATTCCTATAATGGTCACACTTTGAAGGGTATCCAAATGGATGTCGGCGATTATGGGCATAAAACAATCAGGCGAGTAATGGTGAAGGATGGACATATTGCTGGCACTGTCTTAAAAGCTAAGTTTGCTGAACTCAAGCACCTTGCTGAAAAGATAGCTATAATTCGAGAAGAGGCGGGGGTCCGACTGAAGCAGTCGCACGATTTAGTAAATAAGATTGCATTAGTAAATAAGATTGCAGTAGAGGTAAGTCACCCTGATAACTGGTCTTGTCCTGTATTATTATATCCCAGAACACCTGATACCGTGATTTTAGAGGCAGAAGTTAATGGCTCTCAATTAGCTGTTATAGAACAGATGCTTGGTGAGCATAAAGTGAAAGTCCGCCTTATAGTACCGGCAGACAAAGCAGTTGATGTATATAATGTCATGCTAGGGGGTAAATAATGAAATTGACAAGAGAGCAAGCCATCGAGGACTGCAAGAAACTATGGGATGACATCGAGAAGTCGGGACTTAGTAAGGCGGACTTTCTGTTTACTACTGAAGAAGGGGAAGAGTGGTTGGAGAGATATCCAGGGAACTGTTGTCCACTATGCACCTTGATACTACTAATGTATCGTCAAAGCACCTGTAGCTAAGGTTGCTATGAACTGGGCTTCGAAGATGAGACAATCCCCACTCAAGAGTGGCTGGACTGTATTAAGAATCTTGAATAAGGGGTGAGATATGGTAACAGCAGCACCACCAAAGAAGAAAAGGTCAATACTTCTTAAATGCCCCCGGTGCATTGGGGGCAAAATGTTCTTTGACTTGTTATACCAGGAGTGGCTATGCATGAATTGCGGTCACTCAGAAAGTAAAGTGAGGTGATTAAATGGATTATACTAAGGGTAAATGCTTGAATTGTGATGTGCCGACAGAAGGGGGAAGATGGTTGTGTGATGGTTGTATTGGTAGAAGCGTAGATGCTATGCCACTAGAATCACAAGTTAAAGCAGCCAAGTTAGGAATGATAGCTCTGGTTGATGAAGCTACTGGATACCAAGCGGTTAGAGCTAAAGACGAATTGTACCAACTATATTCTAAATATCTTGACAGAACGGAATCGTATGAGGCTCTTCAATCTGCTCGTAAGAAACTAGCATTGCGATATGTCCTTGAAAATGCTTGTACCGGTGAAAAACCCACAACAGACCCACTACTGGAAAAGATTGACAAAGCCTAAGCAGGTTTTAATCAACCTGAACATCTATAAATTATAACCAGTAAATAATATGGAGGTATAAGGAAATGATAGACAAGTATGATATAGATGTTTTGCAATATTGGTTGCGCTTGGCCAAGACGGTTGGAACTGATGCTGTTAAGATTGTGTCTGGTGATGAACCGAACACGTATAAGGTGACAGTCAGTGTAAGGTAGTTAAACCCCTTCACCCTAGCCTAGTGCCTCGCCTGTCAAAGCTTATGAGGAGCGGCCTGCTTGTGCTAGAGCTTCAGCGGAGGCAAGCGGGCAGGCCGGGTGTCCAGGTGAGCCAGTGAGCTCAAATAATAGTGAGGTGATAGTAAAAATGGCATATACAGGACAAATCCACATACACGAATGTTCACGTTGCGGACACCGATGGGCTTCCAGAGACAAGAGACCAGTCAGGTGTGCCAACTCCCCATGTAAGTCTCCATACTGGGACAAGCCACGCAGGATAATCAGGATATGTTCTCCGTATCTTGCTGGCAATGGGGAAAAATGAGATGGGGGTATTGACAAACTGCCGGGTTGGGTGTATACTGGATGGGTAGGTTATTGGTCAGATATATGTAGATATATAGTGGGGTATAGATAAGGAACAGAGAATAGTAAGTAGAATCAAACGATAAGGAGGACAAGAAAGTGGCTGGAGCAAAGATAGAGAAACCGGAAGGACTGAGATGCCCCAAGTGCAAGGAGAAGAAGGACATTCAGGCTATCGGGATGGTAGTAACCGTCAGCGAAGGGCGGAAGCAGAGGTTTAAGTGTCAGGAGTGTGGCACTTCTTTTTATTTTACGCCCCGGAAGAAGAGCAAGAAATAGGTGTACCGGGTAAGTGAGAGAGAGTTAAGGAGGTAATCTAACAATGGCTATTTCGACCAAAAAGGATGTCCATAAGAAATATACTGTTAGTGCCGGTGGCGGTTCTCGTTTCGCCAAGACTGACACACTCACCGAGGCGAAACAGGCTGGAGCTGCCATTGCTAGGAAGGAAGCGTGGCGTGGTAGATGGAATTTGATGTGGCTGACTCTCTCAATCGATAAGCAGGACTCCCCAGGTTCTATCTATTACAGACCGACTGGTTGGAGGATGTATGTCCCGGTTCGCGGTTCTGGTGTTTCCAGTGACAGGATAGTGGCCGAACTCAAGCAGCGTCACGGGGTGGACCCATTTAAGTGGGTAAGGAAGTAGGAGAATATAAGAGGAGGTAATCAGAGATGGCAAGACAGTTCGTTGGACAGCACTATGGTAAGAATGTGTATTTCGAGAACTACAGCTACAGTTGTCCATTTTATGGGTTGTACGATTATCGTACAGAGACTGGTCTGAAAAGAGCAATACGTAAGAAAGCATTGGGTAAAAGGGGGTAATCTAACGATGCCAATGATTAATATGTTTAACTATTTCGGTGGAACGAAGATATACAAGCGGGTATGGGGGTGGTCGTCTAAGGCTAAAGCGCAAGAGATAGCCAAACTGGCACGGAGTAAGGGTAACTTAGCCCGCATCGTCAAGGAGGCTGACGGCTGGGTAGTCTTTGTACGGAAAGGAAGGTAATCTAACAATGCCTGAAAATAGGAAAATGATCACATTCTACTGCGTATCCCACCGACATAAGTTCACTATCTCCGACCCGGATGTGGTGACACTAAAAGCGGGTAGGAGTAAGGTCAGGATGAAGGCGTATACTGGATTCTGCCCGAAGCATAGAACCAGAAGTTATCAGTTTATTGGGAAA